ACGCATTTCTCCATAGGTGAGCGTTGTTTGCAATCGAGTATGTTTCTTCCACATATTCCTTTGCCTTTTTCCCCATTTCAACTCGTAGTCCCTTGTCAGTAATAAGGGTCTCGATCTGTTCAATCCATGAAGCTGTATCAGTAGCCAGAAGAAGGTGTTTTGCGTCCTCTGGGTTCACTTCATATGGAGAATCACCTGTAGAGAATGATTGTGCAACTGTTGGAATCTCCAGCATAGAATTCTCTATAAACTTGAGGTTAGACTTACAGCGATTGAATAGCGAGTCATGTCGAGGGATTATCACCATGTCGAGCTTGAGATTGTTTAGATACTCATAGTATTCGTCAGTCGGTGCGTATGAGTGCCATTCAATGTTCATCTTATTCCAAAAGGCGTATTCCTCTACATATAACTGCTTGTATATAGCATTATTGCCTTCTGGTGGAAGGGATAGAAGCACAAGTCTCACTCTAGGGTCGTTCTGATAGTGTTCTATGATTGGTTTCAGTCCTTCTACGTCAGCAGTCACCCCAACAGAGCCTGTGATACCTATTCTCACAATGTCTGTTTGATTTCTTAGAGGTTCTGGGTAGTAGAAAGGGTCTACTGTGTTTGGTAAAACTACAACGTTAGGATTTAAAACTTGGTATTCTTTCTTTAGAAACTCTGTTGAGCAAGTCACAAGGTCTGCTTCTTTAATAAAGGTGTCTAGGTTCTTGTTCATAGTGTCTAGTCCACGCTTTACCTTTTCCTCATTCATATATTCGGTAAACTTGAATCCTCCAGTATCTTGCATAAAATCATCGTTATCAAATACAATTTTCTTGCCAGCTTTTTTCAAAGCACGAGCCATTTCTAGTTTTCCATCCTCGCAGGGGCGATGAAATACAACCACATCAGCGTTTACCACTGCTCTCGCTTTATTCTCTGGAGTCATTCTAGATTGCATTAAAGTCGTTCGGTCTCCATCATAGCCAAGCTCTTGAAGTGGAAACAAGCAACGAACATTGTAGCATCCAGAAAGCCCACTACCTATGTAAAAAACTTTCATATTATTGTTCTAATAACTCAAGTTCTGCTTTCTTTTCAGCAATTTTAAGTTTTTTTAATTCTTCTAATTCGACTAGGTGCTTTTTAGCTTGTGCTATTTGGTCAAGTACTGATAGCTCATTTATTTGTACTACTCGCTGTGGTGGGGCTTCTAGGGGCATTACAGGGGCTTCTACTGGAGCTTGTGCAGGTTCTATGTAAGGTGTTTCTACAGCTTGAATGATTTGTTTAGTCCGAGCATTAATAATATTCCCGTCTGGGTCTATTCTGACGCTCTCTCTTTTTATATTTGGTGATATTAGTACATTTCCCATGTTTTTATTGTGTGCAGATGTGCCTCCATTCCGCTATCTGCATTGGATAGAGGCACACAATTAAGTTGATAACTACTACGCTGATGTCAAAATACGAACTCCAGCTTCATCTCTGTTTTCTACTACACCGAAGAGCAAGTCTGCAGTTGTGATAGTTGAAAGATATTCTGGTAGGTAATTACTTTGAATTCGAACTCCATATCTACCTGTCATAGAGCTACCCTTTGAGCCACCTGATCCAAGAGGAGAGGTTGCGTAATGTAGGGCGTCTTTGTGAGCTAGTGCATTGTATCTACCTGCTGTTCCTGAAACGTTTTGAATGTTGTTAGAAACATAGACTGGGATACCATACAAAGTTGCTCGAGGTCTCTTTGATACTGGATCATTACTTGGTGTGTTAACCGCTAGAGAAAATTTATCTAGGTTTTGTACTTGTCTCCAGAATACTGATGGAGAAAGGAAGAACGCTACGCCCTCTGTTGTGTCGATTCCAGCTGACTCAAGAGCTGAAATAGCTGCTCGAATTTCACTGTCGGCAAGACTTGTAGTTGAAGCACCAACAACTGTTGAGAAACCTTGGAAAAGGTTTGCTAGTGCTAATTCTAGTCTTCTAGCCATAGTGTACCCAGCACTCTGAGCATATCTTTCTTGTAAGTAGTAAGATCGCTTTACTTGTGCTGCTTCACGATCCTCAATAGCGAAAGATACTTCAAACCATTGGTCAACTGTAAGAGTTACACGAGTATCTGTTGGACTATTGACAGTGACTGCTGTTGCGTTTGATTTAGCTGTTGCTGTAAATTCAGTTAGGTTTGGAGTGTACAATGTTGAACCTCCGTCTGCTAGTTCTGAAGAACGGTTAGTAAAATGCTCTGCTATCATGAGTTTCAATTTAAAAAACTCATTGACTTTCTCACCCCAGATTAGCGGAATACTGTTCGCTAGTGTGGTTGATGACATTGTCGCGGTTGGATATATACCTGTTGCCATATTTATTTAAACTAATACTTTAGTTGTTTGTATTAGTTAGTTAATTTATCTCATTATCTTATTGAAGGCTTTTTGATGGTCCTCACGAGACATTTCGTAGGTTAAGCCAGAATCATCTTGCGATTCACCTGAACCTTTTGAAGCACCGAGTTTGGCATCTTCCTTTCTTTTCTTCTCTTTCAAATCACTTTGATAAGTTAAAAATAGATTATCTTTGATAGCTTCGGTTAAGGCTATACCTTTACCTTTTGCCACCACTTTTGCCTGCTCAATTTCTTCGTCCGATAAGCCACGAGCGATCAGTTTAATTTCCTCTGTAAGCTCTGAGTTGTTGTTAATGTGAGGTGCTTGTGCTTTCTTCAATTCCTTGAGTTCTGCTTCTGCTTTTTTTGCTCTAGCGAGAATTTGAGCTTTTGCTTGTCGCTCGTTCTCTAATTCTTCTTCTAGATTTACAGTGTCCTCTACACTATATTCGTTGCTTTCGGTAGCTTCCTCACCCTCTGTATTTGTGTCTACAGCGACTATTTCGTCTTGGTCAGACATAGATTATGTATGGTTTATGCCTCACATACAGGCGGTTAAGTTGGCTTATGGATTTCCAACATCCTATGAGTCTTTTAGTGTCATACTGAGGACATACTTTATAGTTAGCGACTATTTCTTCTTCTTTGGTCTACCTACCTTCTTACCGTAAGTCCCTTTTCCTTTTGGCATGTTATCTGCTTTCATTAATGATCTCTTTCACAGTCGACTTGCTGGAAAATAATAAATCTAAATTCTCAAACGCTTCGTCAATCACACCTTTAGCCTCTGCTATTGCCTTAGTATCTTCTTGTGCAAACACTTTAATCACCGCTTTGTCTGTCAAATACTGCAAAAGATAAAGTCTTACCTCCTCACGCATGTATTCATTAAGATAAAAATCTTTTAGGTTAGACATTTTGTGGAGTTGGTGCTGCTGATAATGATAATGGACTTACTTGTGACTTCTCACCTGCAGGTTGTAGTGCTGCTTGAGCTTGTGCTTCTTTTGCTTTTTCGTTTATTGCTGCCGTTATTTGCACTGGGCTTACTCCTGCACCTGATAATTCAAGTATCTTCAAAATGAATATTTGACCGATCGGGTCGTTCGCAGCTTCTGGATTAGATGAGTATAGTTGGTATAAATTATTTAGGCTCTCTAGAACTGCTGCCTTGTTTCTTTGTTCACCAGTGATGTTTATTGTTACTTTTGCCTTTAGGTTCTTATAAAAGTCTGTAGGTATGTTTATGAACCTTTGGCTTTTAGTTTGTTTGATAAATTCGTCTGCATTGTCTATAAAAAGCTGATACTCCTCTGCTGTTATGTCTCCACCTGATAAAATCTTACCCACAGCTTTCTTGTTTGCGTGTCTTATAGCAAACTTAGCGTCAATTTCTTTTAGTTCCTCTGGAGAAAAGTCATATGATAATATATGTTCTTTTGTTATTCTTTTAGTTAGATTAGGTACAATCCAATCATCAAAGATTTCTGTTAAGAAGATGCCCATTTCTTGCTGTAATGTTTTAAAGACTGAGGAGCTTTGTTGTAATACTGTAGCCTGTAGTCTGAATGGTGTCCCTGACGGTGGGGTGTCTCCTCTTTGTGCAGAATATGCACTTGTAGTCTTTTGAAGTTGGTCATACCATTGATTTATAATCAGTGAATATTGATTTAGTCCTCCGCTTGGTAGCAAGTTTAAAGGTATAATCGGTTTACCTTCTTCAATTTCAAGAATAGTACCGTCATCTGTTTCAGTAAGTAGGTTTCTTCCTTTAAGCTTCCTCGATGCTGTCTGCCCGATAACTTTTGTTGTGTACTCCATAGCTCGATTTTGCTTCAATACAGCATCGTTGCTTCCGACTTGAGCTTCTTCACCTTCTTCCATAATACCCACACCAAAACCCCTTCCTGCTTTAGGTTTACGAGCTAAGTATTTATAGACCTCTTCAGTATCATCCTCGCAGTACAAAATCTCACAAGCAGTGATGTCTATATCCGCTTCTTCTTCACTAGGAAGACCTGCTATGTAGTACAACTGGTATGAATATTTAGATTTATCGGCATCGGTATATTTATCTCCTTTAGCATCTTTAAACATTGCCTTAGAGAATCTACCCCGCATTTCATATACTGGAACTGTTTTGTTTGCATGTGTGTTCTCTAGCTTTTGTAGTGTTTCTTTACTAGTCCATTCTGTCTTATCTGCAATTTCCATAGCAGTCATCCAGTGAGTTTCTATGATAGGTCGCCCAATTATCTTTCTTTGGTCAGTTATTACGTTCTTCCATTCAGGCATTTCTATGGACACCTCGCCATTGATCATCACTTTCTTTACAAGCAAAGAACCATAACGAGTGTGCATATCTCGCATGTCGTTTAAAGTCTTGGCGAAGTTTGTTTCCTTCATCCAGATATAACACTCCTTGGTGAGCAACCAACTTTCTAGGTAGTGGTTACCGTCATCGGAAGTTATTTGTATATCTTTAGTGTCTAAGTCTTTAGCTGAGTTCTCTACGTCACAAATACCGTTTAGTATCTGCATAAAAGGTTTATCCCTTCCTAGTTCGTCTTTCTGTCCGTTTAAATACTTAGAATTATTATAAAATTCAATAGTTCTTATAGTCTTGCTTTGAGAGTACGGTAAACCATATACTATATCAATAGTTTTATTATAGTTTTGTTTTATTTGTGCAAGCTCAGATTTTATACTTAACATTTATGTTTTGTTAAGTCTCCGAGTGTGCCTGCGAGACAATTATTTATTTAGAACCATTATACCACTTGATTAAATTATTTGTCAACTGTGGATAAGTTTTATCTGAAAAATACTTTCTGTTCTCTTGTGATTATGTAATAGTCAGGTTTACCGTTAGCATCTTTTTGTATTAATACAGTTTCATATGGCTTAGCTTCTCGTAAGAATTTCATTATCTCTTTTTCGTTATTGGTTAAGTCGTTCATCTTGAGCTTTTGTTATTATGCCTGCTTTTTGCTTCGTATCTCTCTAGCCTTTCAATCGGGTCTAAGTCTTCGTTTATTGGTCCGTTATTGTCAAAATACATAGCTTTAGCTAACGTCCAATCTTCAGGATTTAGTAGAGACGGATGGTCTTTTTTCATCTTGTTTGATTTATTTGTCCTTTAAGTCTTGATAAAAGTCTCTCTGCTTTCTCAGCTTCCATATCCATACCAACATTTTTCATCATTACAACATATCTTAGTGCATCTAAGAGATGGTCATTAGATTTAACTGGATTCTCGTTCTCATTTCTATCTCCTTTTTCATCATCGTAAGAATACATCTCTATTTCTGCAATCAAATTCACACATCTTTTATTTATCTTTAATCTCCCAGTCATGAATGCCTCTTTGACTTTATTTATTCCAGTTAGAATACTTCCTTTTGCTTTGATTACTTCTCTAACATTTATGTTTCTTTGTTTTAGTTCTTCTACTCCGCCAGCATTTTCTGGGTCAGGATAGACCTCATTGAACTGACAAGCCTTAACATAATCAGCTATAACTGCATCTGTCCTTCCTGTTTTATACCATTCATTCTCTACATAAAACCTTTCCTTTGAAAACATTATATCTAATACTCCAGCAGGGTTTCTGAATCCAAAGTCTACACCTCCCAGCTTTTCAAATTCTGCTTCTGGTAATTCTTCATATAAATGTGTTTTCCTATCAAATTCCTTATAAACTAATCCCTGTGTTTTTTGAAAAGAAGCCATATACTCTTGCTCGAATCTTTCTTTGGGTATTGTGGCTTTAGCACTATCTATTTCTTCATTAGGTAGGAATGGGTTGTCATAACTTGAGAATTGAAACGACTTAAATTCTTTATCTGTCAGCTCTTTATTGTATAAATCGTAGAAGTGGTTATATCCCTTTGGAGTTGAGATAAACATGGCGTCTCCTTTATTGTCTGTTAGCGTCGGTCTTAGTACTTCTTGCCAACCTATCCAAAAGCTCCTCATTGAAGCAACCTCGTCTAATATCAAAAAATCAAATGCTTGCCCTCGTAGTGTTTCGATAGCTTCCCAACCTCTTAAAAAAATCAAACTTTCTTCTCCGTCTTGTGTCTTTACTTTAAATTCTAACCTACTCTCATTAGTATTTTTTAGGATGGGCTGTAGCTCTTTTTTCAGCATTGCAAAAGCAATATCTCTTGCTTGTTGTATTGTTGGAGCTATGTAAGCTATCTTTACTTTCTTAGCGAACGCCCTCATCAATATTAATTCTACAGCCAGTGTGGTTTTACCCCAACGTCTTCCACAATTAAGAACCTTGAATCTTGTTAAGTTCTTGGCTACTTCCATTTGTTTCGGGTGTAGTGCGTATGCCATAGATATTTGCTAACTCTTTGTCTATTAATAATACTTTCAATGAACCCGTCTCTTCTGTCTTGCTATCGGGGTTTCCCTCTGCCATTTTGAAAATATCAATCTTACTCATTCCTTCAAGAAACTCTTCAAATTCTTCGTGTGACATTCCTGCAATCTTTGCTTTTACTCTTTCTTTGCCTGATTTGCCTCCGTTGTATCTTCCTAGTAGGTTACCACTTTGTCCTTTCTTATATTGAAAAGGTGCTAGTTGAGCAATTCTCTTCTGTCTGATGGTTTGCTGTTTATCAGCTGTTGCTTCTTCTTTAGTTATATCTTCTTCATTCATATGTTTATATTATACAATAGTTTTAATCAACATACAAAGTTTGTTTACATCTTTTTTTCAATGGATACAAAGTTACTAGTTTTGTTTATGTTAAAGGTGTGTTTATATATCTCTATTAGTTATACCTTGTAGGAGTGCTAAAACTGTTTAAATAATCTTTTATACCAAGGAAGTTTTCTTATTCTATTACACGCGTTAGCATTTATTTCCATGTGATTCCTTTCCCATATTTCACCTACCTTAACTCGAATAGCCTTATCAAGAGTGCTTTGTTGAATAGTCATTAAGTCTCTAAATATCTTTTTGTCATCTTGTTTGACAAGATATGTAGTAAACTCAAAACTTCCTGGGTCGTAGACCTTATTTGGAAAATAAGTAACCTCTTTCACAGTTACGAACTCTGGATCTTCTACTCCGTCTGGAATATAGTCCATAACTTGTTCGTGGATAACTTCTTTGTAGACTCCATGAGATACATCCTTCCACTCTTTAATAATATCTATTTTAATCGCTTTCATATTTCTTTATTATTTGCATTGTTAGCCTTTTGTTTATAATGTCTATGTACTCCTCTGATATTTCTATACCTATATAATTTCTGTTATTCTTCTTTGCCATTTTTAATGTAGTTCCACTACCTGCAAATGGATCTAGGACAGTATCACCCTCGTTACTCCAAGAAAGTATGTGGTCTTCTGCTAGTTTTTCTGGGAAGGTGGCTGGGTGTTGAAAGGCTATCTT